AGTGCCTACTAATTTAAAGCGTTTAGAATTAGCTTGAGTCGGGTGGAGTAGTGAATAGGCTTCAGTTTCACCAACAGCAATAGTTTGTCCGTTCTCTCGTTCTAAGAACCAAGTTTTTTCCACCTTAGTTGGTGGGGCGGTCATAACTTCTCCGTCTAAATTAGTTGAACCAAGTTGCATATTATTTTTCTAGTTTAGTTATTCTCTTATCTAAATCTCGCCAATTTAAAATAGAAATGAAGTAGACAACGAGAACAAATAGGGCGATTAGAATATTCATAGAGATATTATAGCAAGTGTCAATTTAATGTCAAATACAAAAAAGCCCACAAGTCAATTTGTGAGCCTTTCTGTTTAGATACTTGACAGGGTTATGAAGTTATGTCGGTATCATTGCTGTTGATTAACACAGCGGCGGCATCTCTTAACTCACATACACCGTAGATTAAATCTACGACTGCAAGAGTTCCAAGATTTTGCAACTGGTAAGCAACTTGAGAACGAACCTTTCCACCACCACGAGTCTGCATTGCAAAGGCAAAAGCCTCAGGCATTGCTAACAAGTTTCGGTAGGTTGATAGACCTTTTACAACATTTGTAGATGTGTAAATAGGAATACCATACAACTGACCCCTTAGACCACGGCTCTTATCCATTGAACCGAAGTTACCGTCTCGGATGATTGGAAGTTGAGAAGTGTTAAAGGTGTAGTATTTAGCGATAGTAGCTATTTGTCTCCAGTAAACAACATTCTGTTACGATTGATATTGATGTGCTTTTACAACTCGGTCTCTTAGTTCCTGATAGAACTCTTTGTCTCCTTCTTTATGTTTAGCGTTTCGGGCTTCTTTCAGTCGGTGCTTGCAGTATTCAGAGCAAGCCTTGACCGCATCATAATTTCTATAAGGAAACTTAGTGTCTAGTAAAATCTCGCAGAGTTTGTCGTTGAGTTCAACATTGGTTGAAACCCAACAAAGGCAAGGGTTAGAGTTTTTATAATTACTTTTCGTTACTCGTTTCAAGTAAATAAATCCACCGTAGATTTCTTTTATTTTCTCCAAGAGTGCTTTATTATCATCTCTTTGGATTATTGAGAGCTGGCATCGGAAGCTGTCATATACACTTTTCTTTCCTTTGTAGTAAGAATTGTGGTTATAACGAACTATCTGAGCACAACCGTCAGCATAGAAGAAACCCCTAAACTCTGCATCTGTAAGTTGTTTTGTGTCTAACATACTATACAGTGTATCACATCAATTTTCAAAGTGCAAGTCATTTCTGCTTACATCTTATAGTTTTTAATTCCTATAAGGTCGGACTATCGCATCACCGTTTCCAGTGTCTTTTTGTTTAGTCTCTCAGCGTCATAGTAGATTGATACTACGTTCGCCCTTGTTGGCATTTCAGCGTTCAAGTCAATTAAAAAAGATTTTACATCCCCCTGTTTTGTTTGGGTTAAGGGATGGAAGAAAAAGGCTGCCTTATTCATCACATCGTAGTTCAAACTATCAAGTTTCTCAATAGCTTGGACGATTTCGTTATCTGTTAACACGGTAGCAGTATCTCCAACTACGTTAGTTGAAAGGTTTGACCACAAACCAAAGAGTGATACTTCCAAAGCGGCAATAAGGACTTCCTTAGCGACTTGAATGTATTTCTCGTTGATAGCGTATTTCTTGAACATTTGAACCATTTCCAAATCACCGATAATCCAAGCTACATACACGTGAGTGTTAATGGTCAAGGTCACATCTACGGATGTAGGTGACTGGTCTACAACACCATTACCTTGAGTTGACTGCGTTGAAGCAGTAAAGGTGTTGGTATAGATATTTGGCACGTGAATTATGTCACCGCCGTCTGAGGCGTAAGACGATAAATCGGTAAAGAAGTTTGAGGCACAAGCATTAGGGAAGTTAGGCATCAGAACTAAATCTGACCATACTTCACCAATGAAGGCGACCGAATCAGCAGCGGTAAAAGCTGCGGTTGGGGATGCAAAAGCCATTTTATTGGGTTATTAACCCATTAAGACTATTCTCCCATCTTTTCTCTTTTCGCCTTATCAAAAGCCTCTCTATATTCTCCTTTATCAAGGCGCTCTTTTGCTTCGCTTAATTTCTCTTTCGCGTCTTCTAATTTTTCTTTAGCTTCTGCTACCGCTTCAACGCCAAGCTTTTCTTCCTTATTTTGAATGAACT